CAAAGTAAGGTTCTAAACTTTCCTAAGATTAAAAGATCACAAAATTACTGGAACAGTTCATTGGCTGCGGTTTTACAGACACAGACGATACCAGATCAATCCGTTTTAAAAAGAATTGATTCAACCAACAAAAAAGAAGAAGCTCTATTTTTTTCTCCTCTAGAAAATCCCAAAATCACATCTCATTTCGGATGGCGGAACCTAAACATAAACGGAAAAGCGTCTAGACAATTTCATCTTGGCGTCGACTTAGTAAGCGAAAATAAAAACGTATTTGCTCCAGAAGAGTGTGTAATCCGTTCTGTTTTAGGTCGGGATGAAAAACATCCGGTTCGTTTCAAATATGAGAATGGAACGTGGATCGACCTACTTGAAAACGGAAAAATTCCCAAGGGTCGTGCTTGGACTCCTTACGTAATCGCAGTTGGAATAGATTCAAAAAATCTATATAAGTTTAAACACATTGATCCTTGTGCTACGGTTGGCGAAACACTCCAAGCAGGGGATCAAATTGGAAGCTATGACAATCTTGGATATTCAATGGGGGCTCACCTACATTTTGAAGTTTGGTTATGGGATGAAAAACGACAAGACTGGAAAAAATCCCCAATCGATCCCGAGAAGTTTTTAAAAGAAAAGAAAATATTATAAGGAGAAATTTATGTGGGAATTTATCTCTCAATCAATTGCAGGATTATTTGATCCGCTTTACATTGCGTTGGTTATTTTTGTGAGTCAGTTCTTTTTTCGTTATGTGAAATCGGGAAAGATTCATGAAAATAAACCAAGATTCGTTTTGATACTTGGAACTTTGATCGCATTTTCGTTTTTGAGTGCTCATTTTATCATGGGCGATTCCATTCCAAATCTAATTCATTACGCAGTGGTGTTGTTTCTAAATTTTTGTTTTTCAACGACCCTGTATGAACTTCTTGTAAACAGAATATTTGAAGCTTTGCAATTTACTCACACCGAACCCACCTCTTCAAATCCAACGGAACCAGAACAGGATTGAAAAAGTGGATCAATTTGAGTTTTGGCTTTTCCGGTTTATAAGGGTTTATCTGGTAATAGCCATTTTATTTTCTATCATTGAATTAGCATTGGTTGCTGGCGGCTGCGGGGCTCCTAATGGTGCCTCTTTTTGTTATTGGTGATAATAAGCAAATCTTTATGTCACATTTCCTCATGAATTCGCCTGATTTCTTGAATCTTTCCGTCTTTTTTGTGGTAATTTGTCGGGAGATTTAACTACTATACATATATGAAGTTGTTGGATAAACATATAGAACGAGAGATTACTGAAGAGATCATTTGGCGAAAGCTACATGAAGTTTTGAAAGGAAAAGATATAGAAATTATGGTCCATGATATGGCTACAGAGTTGATGGCAATAAGAACTCCAAGACGATCCTACGGCAAATTAAAATAATTGGGTAGATTAAGTCTTGATTTCGATAAAAATAAGATTTCTCTGGGCTAAATTTGTGAAATTTTTCTCTGGAGCAGTTTCTTTTGACTATCCCATATTCCGTAAAAAGATCAAACTTAAATGAATTCATATTCTGGTCTAATAGTGAAAACTGGCCTAAGAGAAGTATCGAAGATGTTGAAAACATTTGGAATTATTGGAAAAATTTAGGGGCCTTAAGTTTAGGACTATTCCTAACTGAAAGGAAAAGCCGAAATAGAGAGTATATTATCGATTGTTATGCGCCGCGAGTTAAATCTGTAAATGAAATCGGAGCATTAGATACGGAACTTGTTAAAGATATAGTTAAAGATAAACGATTTCTGAATTTTCTATCTGGAAGCATACCTGTTGATGATGAAATGTTCATAATTCCTGCACGCCGTAAGAAAGCATGGTATGGTGAATTAATAATTGAACTTTATGAAGAGGAGGTTGTTGAGAGTATGGTTTCCAAAGATGAAATAAGTAAAAAATGGAAATCTCTTCAAAATGCTAGACAATTCTTAATGGAAATGGCACCCATATATGAGAAACACCCTTCTCTAAAAGCTGCTACATTATCTCAAACAGTTCAAGCAATCGAACAAATTCAGCGTGATATTGATGAGCTATCAGGTTATTCCTTACAACAACAAGAATCACATTCAATTGTCGTAAAGGTCCCAACACCGCCTGAAATGAAAGGAAAGCTTTCCGCTCCAATTTTCTCAAGGCTCGTAAGTAAATTTCAATCTATTATTGATTCAATGGATGATGGAGTCGTTTCAGGAAATTTAAACTTTTATGTTGTTGGTATAGTTCCAAGTAGTGCTGTTTTACTTGCAGACTTTGAAACCTCTAAGGATCATGATTCTAAAGAATTTGGTAAATTACTAGAGGAAAGATTGAGATCTTCTCTATCACAAGTTGATTTAATCAAATCTGAATCCTCAGAAGATGTTCCAGAAAAAGCGACAAGCTTTACAACAAGTTTAAATGTTGATAATGCAGCAGCCTATCGTATTGTTTCTGCTATTCAAGATTTAA